CAAAGAAAGAGCCGTCTGAACGACAGAAGAAAGAAAGCAAATGCCCCGTCTGCGCTGCGCTCTGGCCGTCTGGTAGTGACACCTGCTACAACTGCGGCCACGTTCGTGAGCGCAAGAATCTGGTGACAGAGGTGGATGGCAAGATGGTCGAGCTGTCTAACGGGATGCCGCGCGAAAGTAAGCAGGACTTTTGGAACCAGATGGTCTGGCTGATGCGCTATCAGGGCTGGTCGAAGGGTCGGGCTAGTCATACATACCGCGACAAGTTTGGGGTCTGGCCGAGAGGTCTGATCGACAACACACCGGCGATGGTGACTGCGGAAACCAAGCGGTTCATCGATAAGAAGCTGAAGCAGTTTATGAAATCAATCGGGAGGGGTTGATGGACTTCATTCAATTTGCCAGGTCACATGGCATCATCATTAACGAGCTGCCAGAGATCGGCGTATGGAAGCGGTATCCAACCCAGGATCACCCGCGCAAGCGCAACGGCGCAGTTAAATTTATGGGTACGCATGGGTTTGTGCAGAACCATGCGCTGTCCACCGTTACAAGTTTGTGGAAGCCTGACTCAAGCGACCGTCTGAACTTGGATATGCGATCCATCGTCATCAGTCAGGCGCAGGCAGATCAGCAGCGTAAGAAGCTGGCGACCGAGGCTGTCGGCAAAGCGGTGCGTATGCTGAATGACAGCGGGTACAGCACCCACGAATACCTTGCAAGCAAGGGGTTTGCTGATGAGCAGGGCAGCGTTCTTCGGATCGACAACAAGCCTGTCCTTCTCATACCGATGCGCTGCGGCAAAAGCCTGGTCGGGGTCCAGCAGATTTGGGAAGATGGAACAAAGAAGTTTCTGTACGGTCAACGCACAAGCGGCGCGACCTTTACCTTCGACAACAAGGGCGTAAACATTGTGTGCGAGGGGTACGCGACTGCGCTGTCCGTTCGTGCGGCCATGAAACAGTTGAAGCGCAGGTACACACTTCATGTTTGCTTCTCGGCTGGCAACATGGTGCGCGTAGCAGAGGGGCTAGACCAGGGGCTGGTCATTGCAGATAACGACGAGTCCGGCACAGGGCAGCGGGCGGCAGAGGAAATAGGCTGGCCGGTCTGGATGTCTGATCGTGTCGGCGAAGATGCCAACGATGCTCACCGTCGGATCGGCTTGTTCGCGTTCAGTCAAAGCCTGACCCAGTCAATGCTCAACATCGGTTTGGCTCGGCATCACGAAGGATAGGCCGCCGCCTGTATGGGGCTGGATGATGGCAAGCGACTGCATGATTTCCACACCCAGGGCAAGGCAGCGGTCGCCTTCTCCAGAGTAGTCGGTTATCACCCTGACCTGACCCTCGTCATTCTCGATCAGGTACAGGGTGAACATCTTTTTGCTAGTCATGGGCGCAGGATAGCACCGTCTGATCTTCTGTTAAGCCGTTACAACTAGCTGCATCCATTTGCCTTCAATCGGCAGGTGGAATTCTTCTTTTTCTTCGAAGCTAAAAACGTCGAAGTCATCTCCATCTGTCCAGCCCCAAGCGTTGCACCAAAGTAAACTAGGGTCTGTTTCATTTTCAATAACGTATGCGTCAAGTATCATCGTCTGATCTCCTATTGGTTGGTGTGATCTAGCAAGTGCGGCGCGCACTCTTGTATGCTGTCCATCAGTTCGTTTTCATCCATTTGTTCTAGGTTCTCGCAAATTTGCTCGTAGGCAAATTGGCAAAGCGAACTCATGTCCATGCTGTCAACGAGATGGTTTGCATAATTTTCGATAAGCTGATTCATCGTCTGATCTCCTGTTAGTTGTGGTCCGCTGCGCCGCCGATGTAAGCATCCATCGCGCGGCAGATAAGCCATGAATCAACCTCTGCTACGTTTTCCTCGGCGAGATAGTCGGCAATGTAGGCGGCCATGTCGCGCAGTTCTTTTTCTGTGATGTTCATATCGTCTGATCTCCTATCGGCTGGCGGGTATTCCGGCTTTGCGGGCGCGGGTGATTGCGATCTTGGCGGCGTGTGTGCTGCTGAATCGTCGGCCTAAAAAATGAAATGTATCGTCGGTCACATAACAGTCAGCGCGGGAAAAACTGCCGTTGATATACATTCCGTTGTAATAAAAAGTAAACATCGTCTGATCTCCTATTAAGCGAGGGTTGTCTGATCGCCTGTCGCGCGGGCGATGGCGGCGCGGGCTCGGGCAAGCCAATCACAATTTTGCAGTCCGTCATGTGTAGCGGATTGGTCGAATTGTTCCGAAGCGACGAGATATAAATTTGTCAGTTCGGCCAGTAAATCAGGGGCGGCGGCCATTAATCGGGCGTTGGCGGTGGTTTCCTCTAGTCCATCTTCCCAGTCTGGTATCTGCGCGATGATCTCGCCTTGCGCGTCTTTAATGTTGCGGATGTACGCACGGTCGAAAGCGATAGCGGATTTCCACGGCGCGATTGAAAATTTATTCATGGGTCTGATCTCCTGTTAATTAACTCGGCCTTCTGCAACGTCACAAAAGCTGCAACGCGCTCGCCAGAATAAAACCTTCACTTCGCGGCACTCGCGGCAGGGCATATCGAAAAGTCGGTGAAAAATTCGCGTGTAGGTCATGGGTCTGATCTCCTATTGTTGGCACTCGGCGCAAACGGCTCGCATCTCAGGGTTTTCTCGCACCCATCGCAGCGCGGCGGCTTTGGTATCAAACCTGCGCCAGATAAAATGCCCGCCTTGCCCGTCAGCTACCATCTCGAAGCATTTAATCCAGCCGTATTCGTTGAATTTCAGTTTCATCGTCTGATCTCCTCTCAGGCGGCTAGTGCGCTGAACGTGCGCGGGGTGGTTTGCTCGATCTCGATCTGGTAGCCGAGCGCGGCTATATCTCGCAGCGTGTGGCGGGTCAGGGTTTTTGTACCTGCCAGGCGGGCAAAAATTTTCGACTGATCGCAAGCGGGGTAGAATGTTTCGACCCCATAGTTTTTGTCGGCGCGAATAGTAATTTTCATTTTGATAACTCCATTAGTTGAACCATTGGCGGGCGACTGATCGGGAAAATTCGCGGCGGGCGGCGCGTTGTATGCGGTCGCGGCCTTCTGATCGGCTGTCTTTTGTATCGTCGCGTAATTGGTACCAGGCGGCATGGGCGAGCAAGGCGCAAGCTGCGCGGCGGTATTCGGTCGGCCAATACTGTCCGGTGCAGTAATCGATCTCGTACCCTGTGGCGGTCTTTTGCAGGGTCAAGCGGCCGGAATAAGCGCGTTGGCTCGCTTCGATTAAATCCTCGGCCTTGATGCTGTCGCGGCGGGCGATATAAGCGAGCAGCTCGCGGGCGTGGTGCAGGTCGCGGGTAATATCGCGGCTCTCGCTGCGGTAAGCGGTCGGGTCGCCATAATTGGCATAATCAAGGCCTGGGCGTTGGCGAATCCAAGCGGACAAGGCGGCGAGTATCTGATCTTTTTCGTTGTTCATGGTCGGGCTCCATTAGTTCAGGTCAAGGGCGTGTTGCTGCGGATAATGCGCGTGGTTGGTGAAATAAAATCGGACTGTGTAGCAGTTGGCGTGCAGCCTGGTAACAGCGTCAACGGCGAAGCTCGGCTCGTCGTCGGCGGTGCTGATAGTCAAATCCGGCAGGGCGCAGAACGTCATCAGGAAAGCATCAAGCTCGGCGGCTTCTGGGTCGGACAGGCCGGTATAGTCGGCGTTAATCAGCGCGGGCAGGAAATGCTCGGCGATGGTTTCTTCGTAGTAGTCATTCAAGCGGTGCATGGTTTCCTCGTCAGAATGAAAGTAAAACAAAAAGAAAAGCCCACATTATCAAAAAGCCAACGAATCCGGCTACAAGTTCAAGAATGGTTTGCATGGTCCAGGCTCCTTATAAAGTGCCAACAAGGGTTTTATCCTCGTCGCGGATTTCAATAATCCAAGCTTGGCGGGTTCCGTTGCGGACTGGTACAGCGTAAAGGGTGTAATACCAGTCTGGGTCGGCGGCGGCGTTGGCGTTGCGGATTTGCTCGGCCTTGTCGTGGTCGCGAAAAAATGTAGTCATGGTCTAGGCTCCAAGAAAGCCCGCCGAAGCGGGCGGGTCGGGTTAGGCGGTTTCGATTGATAGTGCGGCGCGTGATTCGTTATCCCATTCGCGCAACACTCCAAGCGGGTCAGCTTCAACGGTATATGCCCAATTGCAAGCGGCTTCATCCTCGTCATCAAATACAGCGCACACTTCGTAATAGCTGCCGAAATCGTGCGGGAAAGCTTTCACAACCAAATATCCGTTATCCGGCTCGGGATAGTGGCGGCGAATCTGGTCGGCGAATACTCGTGCTTCGCGGCGTTGCGCGGTGGCGTACTGTCCGGTCGGCTCGTTCTGGGCGCAGTTCTCATCGGTGGGTACGGTTCCGATAGTGAGATAGTCTTTCATTGGTCGGGCTCCTTATGGTTGAAAGCGTGGCAGGTTGCGAACAAAGGTATTTTCTTGGTACAACTCGGTGTACTGCACAGGCTCGGCGCGGGCGGCTTTAGCGGCAGCGAAGCGGGAAAAGTCGCAGTCCTCCTCCAGATAAACCATATCGTTGCGCTGATATGAGTATTCGCTGATCGAATGACGAATTCCAAGTGCGTCAAGTTCAGCGCGTGGTACTTCTAACCAGCCATGCGCGGGGTCGGTAATAAAGCGGTATGTCATGGTGAGAGTCTCCAAGTAAGCGTTGCGGGGTGCAGCGCATGGAAGGCATATTAGTCTATGCAATACATTTGTCAAGGGTATGTATTGCATCATTTAATGGTATTTATTGATCGGTTTAGCGGTATCGATTGATTTTCTGTATTTGTTCCGGTATTGTGCGGGCGTGTAACGCTGCGAGTGATTGTCATTGTGATAACGCGGAAAGCGGCGGCGAGTAACTGAGCGAAGCGAAGATCAGGCCATGAGTAGGAAAGCCATTAGAGAGCAAGTAAGGGAAACAATACAGACTAAGGGTATTGATTCTGCGTTGCGGCTTGGTCGGACAGGACTAACAGCAAAGCAAAAGAAGTTCGCAGAGGGTATTGTCCTGGATGGTTTAACCGGTGCGGATAGTTACCGCAAGGCGTATAGCGACAAGGGAACACCCAAAACCATCGGGAACAATGCCAGTAGGCTGAAGGCTGATAGCAGAATCCAAATGGAAATAGTCGCGCTGGAGCACGCTAAACAGGTGGCTGCGTTGCATACCGCTGAAGCTTTGCGCTCTCTGGTTATTTCCTCGCTCACCCAGGCTCTTATCGACCCCGACACAAAGGCAGCTACACGCATACAAGCGGCTAAGGTTCTCGGGCAAGTAACCGAGGTTGCAGCCTTCACGCAACGGTCCGAGGTAACAGTCATCAAAGACTCCGGCGAGATCAGGGCGCAGATCCTGGACCAGCTTAAAACGATGATGCTCGGATCGGCTGATGCGGTGGACGTCGATGCGGATTCGCTGTTAGAAGAATTGTCCGGCCCCGAACCCCACCCTGGGGCCACCCCCCAAGATGCAGAATGGGACTCCGGCTCGCATATACATACTAATCCACACGAACCCACCCCCCATTTATCGGAAGATCCCCCGTCACCTTCAGAAACGCATACCCCCCGGGGGGATATTTTTGGCGAAAACGACGAAGTTACCAAATGAACAAGTCCTTCATGGCAACGTTGCCAAGAGCGGTGGAGATAAATAGGGAGATGGTAGCGAGGCGTCGGGAGATGACGTTTGCGGAATGTATGGAGGTTGGTATGACGGCGGCGCAGAAGGAAGTGTTTTTGATAGTGGACGAGTGGTGGAAGAAGTATGGGTTTGGGCCGTCGATCCGGGATATCTGTGAGATACGTGGCAAGGGTGGGATGGGGAATACGCACGAGATTATTAAGCGGTTGGTGAAGTTGGGTGTGGTGAAGAAAGTGACGCGCGGGCAGCGGAGTGTGAGGCCGGTGTATATCAACTTTAGGACGCTGGAATGAGTTACGACGAGGAGTTGATGTTGGAAGCGTTCCGGTTGTTGTACCAGGTGTACCGGGAGCAGCAGGCGGGGCGGAAGTATTACAGGCCGGTGTCGATATATCCGACGATCGCGAAGATGCAGAAGCGGTTGGACAAGCCTGTGCGGCAGGAGAGTCTTTCTATAGTGGCGATGCGAGAGAGGGCGAATAGTCCGTGGACTTGAGTGAGCTGATAGGGAAGTTACCGCCGGTCGAGCAGGAGAAGTTGCTGGAGCAGGTGGGGCAGTACCGGGATGCGGTCGTGCGGGAGCGGGCGCAGGGCAAGTTTATGTCGTTCGTGAAAGAGATGTGGCCGGGGTTTATCCATGGCAGGCATCACGCCATCATGGCAAAGAAGTTCGAGGAGATCGCGGACGGGAAGTTGAAGCGGCTGATAATCAACATGCCGCCGCGACACACCAAAAGTGAGTTTGCAAGTTACCTGCTACCTGCGTGGTATCTGGGGCGGCACCCAGATAAGAAGGTAATCCAGACGTCGAACACGGCTGAACTGGCGGTGGGGTTTGGCCGGAAGGTCAGGAACTTGGTGGATAGTGATCAGTACGCGAAAGTGTTCCCGAACGTGGGTTTGCGGGCGGATTCGAAAGCGGCTGGCCGGTGGGCGACGAGTCACGGTGGCGATTATTTCGCTATCGGTGTCGGCGGTACGGTGACTGGTAAGGGTGCGGATCTGCTGATTATTGATGACCCGCACTCGGAACAGGAAGCCAGGCTCGCGCAGGGTGATCCGACGGTGTTTGACAGTGTGTATGAATGGTATACGTCGGGTCCACGGCAGCGTTTACAGCCGGGCGGGGCGATTGTGGTGGTGATGACACGCTGGTCGGACAAGGATCTGACTGGCCGGGTGTTGAAATCAGACGCGACAGAGTGGGAAGTGATCGAGTTTCCAGCGATTTTGCCGTCGGGGAACAGCCTGTGGCCTGAATTCTGGCCGGTAGACGAGCTGTTGGCACTGAAAGAGGAGCTTCCCGCCTATAAATGGAACGCCCAGTACCAGCAAAAGCCCACGGGTGAAGAGGGTGCGCTGGTAAAACGGGACTGGTGGCGGCTGTGGGAGGGCGATAGAGCGCCTGCGTGCGAATTTATCATCCAAAGTTGGGACACGGCGTACACAAAAAACCAGCGGAGCGACTATTCCGCGTGTACGACATGGGGTGTTTTCCACAAAGACGAGGATGAGAACGATGTGAACATCATTTTGCTGGACGCGTGGAAGGGAAAAGTGGAGTTTCCTGACCTGAAACAGAAGGCAAAGGAGATGTACGACGACTGGGAGCCCGATGCTTGCATTATTGAAGCGAAAGCGGCGGGGGCTCCGCTGATATTTGAGCTGCGGCGCATGGGTGTGATGGTTCAGGACTTCACGCCGACCCGTGGCAACGACAAGTTCGTGCGTCTGAACAGCGTTACAGACCTATTTTCTTCCGGTAAAGTGTGGGCGCCCGACAAACGCTGGGCGGAAGACGTGATTGAAGAGTTTGCCAGGTTCCCGAACGCCGAGCACGACGACTTGGTGGACTCGGGCGTACAGGCGTTGATGCGATTTAGGCAGGGCGGCTTCCTGCGGCTGGGTTCTGATGAGGAAGATGAGCCGTTAGACCTGCGCCGCAGACGGAATTACTACTAAGGACTAATCATGGCGACAAATATTGACAAGGCGCTGTACCAACTACCTGCCGGAATCGGTGAGGGCGTGATGGAAGCGGAGCCGATAGAGATCGAGATCGAGGATCCAGAGGCAGTGTCCATCGGGATCGGCGATCTGGAACTAAAGATAGAAAAGGAGGAGGACGAAGACGATTTCGCCGCCAACTTGGCCGAGCAGATGGACGAGAAAGAGCTGCAATCGCTAGCTGGCGACCTGCTCGGTGACTTTCAGGACGATATCGACGCCCGCAAGGACTGGATGAAGACGTATGTCGACGGCCTAGAGCTGCTCGGCATGAAGATCGAGGAAAGATCGGAGCCATGGGAAGGAGCCTGCGGCGTCTACCATCCCCTTCTATCTGAGGCGCTTGTTAAGTTCCAAGCCGAGACGATCATGGAGACCTTTCCGGCTTCGGGTCCAGTTAAAACCAAGATCATCGGCAAGGAAACCCCGCAGAAGAAGGATTCGGCGGAGCGTGTTCGGGACGATATGAACTACCAGCTCACGGAAGTGATGACTGAGTACAGGCCTGAGCACGAGCGCATGTTGTGGGGCTTGGGTCTGGCGGGTAATGCGTTCAAGAAGGTGTACTTCGACCCGTCCTTGGGGCGGCAGGTGTCGATCTTCGTACCGGCAGAAGATGTGGTGGTGCCGTACGGGGCGAGCAATCTGGAATCTTCGCCCCGTGTGACGCATGTCATGCGCAAGACGAAGAACGAACTGCGCCGACTGATGGCTGCTGGCTTCTATCGGGACATTGACCTGCCGGAACCAGAGAACGCGCTGGATGACATAGAAAAAGAGATCGCCGAGAAGATGGGTTTCCGCGCAACGTCGGATGACCGCTACAAATTGCTGGAGATGCAGGTGTATCTGGATCTGCCGGGCTTCGAGGATACGGACGAAGACGGCGAGAAGACAGAGATCGGCCTGCCATACATTATAACTATCGAAAAAACCTCACAAGAGATTTTGGCTATCAGACGTAACTGGCGGCCAGACGACGATACGTATCAGAAGAGGAATCACTTTGTTCACTACCCATATATCCCCGGCTTTGGCTTCTATGCCTTCGGCCTTATTCATCTTATCGGTGCTTTCGC